AGTTATGATCATAACGTCAGTCGCCTGATCACCATTATCAGGTCTTGCCGGCATTCTTGTTGCCAACTGAATTGCCGATCTGTGAAAAGCCATGTTAGCGGTATAAGAAGCACCAAGCGCACCCTCTACGGTTGTCGCCAGAGTTGCACGCATACCAGGTTTATATATTACAATGTTGCCTACTGCCGCGCCTGAAGCAGTCGCGGATTTAACAATGTATTTATTAGAGTCACCAACGAAAGTTACAACATCCCCGATGAGAATAGTTCCACCGTCGCTACCGTTAACAACAATAGTTACCTCACCAATAGGCTCACCGCCATCAGCGTCAAATAATGTCGCTGTTCCCTTTGTATGAGTTTCGATTTGTGAGGATTGTCTTACATCAAAACCTGAGAGAGGAAGTAAAACTCCCTGTCTTAGGGTTGCATCGCTGCCGGCTGTATTAGCCTGATTGAGGTTTGTAAGATTTCTGAGATTAAGCCCTGCAAGCGAATTAACAATAAGGTGCCTATCTGAAATAGGCGCCCCGTTATCATCAAGGATCATTTTCATATTATTCACTGCTGAAAGATCGGTAGCAAAAGGTGCAGCCCCTGCGGTTCCGTATGCCCTTGAACATCTTAAATATTCACCAGCGATATCAGCTTCAATTTCATTGACCAGAGTCCTCATTGCCTGAGCTGCCTGTTGTGCAAGAATAGATTTAAACATACCGCTGTTTTTCTGACTGAGTGACTGCTCACCATTCCAGCGAATTGCGACGTGTTGAGAATGATCTATTGTTATTTCAGCATTATCAATAATCTGATCACCTGTATCAGGTGAACTCTGTGCCGGTGTATTTGCCGCAGAACTTGCAGCTTGTGTAATAGGGATTCTGACAACCTCGTCAAGGGCTGCCCTGCTTACGCTGTTATTTGTTGATACAGCAGAAATAAAGCCGGTTAATTCCCGGCTTACTACGTCCAGAGCTTCATATAAGTCCGGTACAAGATTTGTTAGTGTAGCCATGTATAGCCTCCATTTGCTATTGCCGGAGGCTATAAGCCTACCGGTTAATCAGTGACAAAGCCACTGTTTTTTATAAAATCACGCTTATCCATATCGGATAACGCGTCGAAATTACTTCTTTTCATTGTATTAGTACCGGTTCGCCCGCCCCCCGATGGAGGAGTGTTATTACCGTACTTTTCTTTTGTAATTCGTTCAATTTCTGTTTTGACATATGACTGTCTTTCGGAATGTTCAGCCGTTAGCTGGTCAAGCGCCTTGTCGCCGTAAATAACGAACCGTTCAACATCGACTGAATAATCAAGCTCGTTCGCCTTTTTGGTAAGGGCATCTTTAAGCTGATATTTTGTTTCTTTGTTTAGAGACTCTTTTTTCCAGTCTTCCAGCTCCCTGATCTTTTTCTGCTCTGGCGTTTCAGTTGGGTTAGCCTCTTTTACCCATGCTTCCCGCTGTGCTTTTATCAGTTCAGGTAATTTTTCAGATGTAAACTTCTCATCGTGTGAACTCACCGCCCTGCTTACTGCCGAGTCAAGCCCTGACTTGAAAAAGGTATTCCGGTCGATAAAGTTTAAGGCGTCCTCTTTGCTCTTAATGTTTTTAAGAGGGTCAAGGTCTGATACAAGTGTTTCAAACTCGTTCAGGTTTGTACCTTCTTTAAGTGTTGCGTTCGCTTTTATCCATTCTCCTGGAGTCATAATGTCGTCCTTCCCTGCAAGTCATAGCCCTGCAAGTCTATTTATATATATAATGTTACATCATACAACGGGGAGTTGTCAAGTTATATTCCATCCTTCTTTCATATCAGGGGTAATTCTAATTTGAATTAAATCAGTTTTACGCATTTTTTCACCTCTTAAATAATTGTAATGCAAAAGCCTCAATTGTCAACTATCCCTTATACACCCACCGCCCCGAAGCGTTCTGCCTCATCCCGTTACTCTTCGCCCATGACTCATAGTCCTTAAAATCCATAACTTCGTTTTTGCCCGTCTCTGGATTCCGCCCGCGTCTCTGGTCAGAAGACTGCCCGTCAACAACTTCAATCACAGTTTCTCTGTCATTAATATCATAGGCGGCAACCCCGCTGTTACCCGGGTAGTCAACAAGTAGTCCACCTGGGTAATGGAAAAATCCATCGTCATCTTCAAAGCGCGTGTCAACCTCTTGCGACTGCTGCCGCGTCCGGTCATCAAGTACGCTTAAAATCTGCCGCTTCACGTCAAGCCCCTGAGCCTGTGCGGTCCTATGACTGGCATACGCGCCCGCGTTCATATTCCGCGCCGATTCAGTTCTGACAATACGCGCCGCGTTACTTGCCGTTGTATTAAGAATTGCCTTGACCTCTTTCGCCGCGGAGCCGTAGCCCTTGCCCTGTATCAGGTTTTGAGTTATCACTGACTGTATTTTCTGCAAGTCTTTCTGGCGGTTGCTGAGGATAACATCTGTCAGGGTACCGTGCTTAGCTTGATATTTAGTCAAGTCTCCGTACTTCTTTTCGGCTGCCTCTTTGGCTGCTTTCGCTATTCCCTTCCAGACTTTCGGAGACCCCAACACTGATATTTCAACTACCTTCGGGTTAAGGACGGCAAACGATAATTTAACAGGGGAGGCAAATGTCAGAGCGTACCGCTGTTTATAAAAGGAGTTGGTTATAGCCAGCTTGGACGCTTCAACCGTCATATTGGCCGCCTTGATACTTGCGGCCATATATTCAGTCTGTATTGACCTCTGTAATCCGGTGAGCCTGTCGAACTTCATGGCCTCTGTAAATAACCACGCCGGGTTATCTTTCAATAATGCGGCTACCTGCGCCGGTGATCTGTCGCCTGTAATTTTATTATATATTCCCTGGAGTTCTGCCCGGATATTATCAAGAGCTGTCTTATATTCTTTCGACATCATGCCGTAAAACTTTTTGAGCTCTTTTTCAGTCTGACTATATCCGGCTTCATTCAGCTGTTGGAGGGTCATGTAACGTCCTCATCCGTATTCAGATTATCAAGGTCAACACCCGGAGCCTGACCGGCTATCCTCTCAAGCTCTTTCTCAACGTCCTTAACAAATGGCAACATCCTGAGTAAAGTCTCATCACTGACAATCCCCTTTAACAGCTGTGCTACTTGTGCCTTGCCGAGATTGTCAACAGGTAGGTTACGCTGTGAAGTTATAACCATCTTGTAATCATCGACATTAAATCCGTTAAGCGCAAGCACGTCATTTATAAGCTCATTCCGCTGTTGCAATCCTTTATTAAAATAAGTGTCAATCTTTGAAGCGATAAACTCTAAGCCGATCAGCTTATAAGCCATCGCAATACCTGAAGCTGCGTTAAGAAACTCTTTATCCGAAAAGTCAGGCACACTCACCGACTGAAAGAATAAATCTTTTACCCATTTCATAGCCCCGGTGTATAACTCCGTTACCCCTGTTAAATCTTTCTGCAAGTATTCCGGCCAATGCTCAAACTCTCCCAGGTTGTCAATAATCCCGATCTCTTTCATCTTCTCGCCGAACTCTTTTGATATCTCTCCGGGCATTAAAGCAATCAGCGCATTAAACCTGTCAATCTCATTGACTGTCTTATTAAATATCTTATCGTTAGCGTCTATCAGCCCCTTCTCTGCCTCAAAGAGACACTCTTCATCCTCGTTAATCGGGTACATGGCAAGCGGTACATTCTTATAAGGGTATTCAGTATCACCCTCTTCGTCCCTCGCCCATAATTCCCCGTCCCGCCGTTTAACCCATCGCTCTGACAATAGGGGATAGTATACATCGGCTGTCATCTCATCATCAAACGTCTGATAACGAATAGCAGCCGTAAGTTTAGGCTTCAGGTCTCTCGACCAGATAAACGATAATTCCGCCGCCGGTATTCTCCGATATTCAGGCGTCAATAATAAATCAGTTGTATCTTTACTTACCCATAACAGCTCATAGCTCACCCCGGCAGTAAGCCCGGAGTAATACAGCTCTGATGTCTCAATGGTCTCATCGTTATATTCAGCGATAGTTTTCTGTGCGTCCTGATAGGCTGTAAGTTTGACTTTATCATCGACGTTGCCGGCAATGTTTTCATAATTATGTTGTATCTCTCCCTTGTATCCGCATAGACTATTAACCGCAATCTTTGCCAGCGGGATAGTTATACGGTTATCCGGCGCTTTTTTCGGTGCTTCATTTAGCGTTATCGGGTTCTTCCCTTTAACATACGCAATGTTGATATTAACCTGTTGCGCCCTTGCCATTCGCTCTTTATCCAACTTATTTAAATAATCACTGTCTATTGTGGTCATGGTTCACCCCTTATTTATTATAATCCAGATATTGCATATTTAGCAACTGACATACTATGGCTCCCAGTTTTTTCAACTAACCCGGTAATAGTGTCTGAAGCGTCATCATGTTTATTCTTGCCGTCTTTCTGATATTCCATTAAAGCAGTGTAAAAATCAGGCCATCGGTTCTTCCAGTCCGCCGGAAATAATACGTATTTCTGTACTGTATTCGCATTAGTCAGGATCCGCGCGACCTTGTTTTTCGACTGATGAAACCAGCGTATATTTTCCCGCCCGCCGCGCTCTTGAATAATCCGCTTCACATTACGCGCGAACGCCCGCCCGCCGTTGTTGCTTTCTATCCAGCCATTACTAACCCCGGCTGCCATCAGCATAGTTGCTGTACTCGGCTCGGTTATCTCCTGAGCTTCTTGAGTATATTCAACATCGGTAATATACCAATACTGGTCTTTAGTCTGTGCAACAATAGTGCATAAATAATCAGCCCCTTCATCGGCTGTATCGGTATAACTTACAATGCCCGTTGTATTATCAGGCAGCTTATCATAAGTGTTAAACTCACTGTATAACTTTCCCTTAATATCAAGCCGCCTCATTAAATAGTTGGCAGCAAATATATGCTCATCGGCCACCCGCTTAATCGACTGATAGGTTGTATAGTTAAGTATTGACTCGCATAACATATTATTATCAGCGTCAATAACCGGCATCGATATTTTATACCATTCCTCCGGCTCCAATACTAACAGCCGCCCGGTAATATCTTTCTTAGCCCACGGGGTATTGCAGATAATATCCATAACAACAGACGCGCTGCGCCGGGATAGCCAGGTGCCTGTATACCATAGCCAGAGCTTATCAAGTGCCGTCTCGTTATATGCAATCTCAGCACTCTTAACCGGATCATCAATAA